CGAGTCCTCGTCAGCCTCGTCCCGGGCGCCGCGCCCTAATGCGCCGGTCGCCCAGAGGCGGCCGAAGGTGCGAAGTTTCCCAGGCGTTCGCGCACGACAGCCGCCGAATAGCCTCGAAGAAGGGCCGCCCTGATATGCGGCCAGTTCAGAAGCTGCGCCCGCACCTGCCCGGTGCCGTCCAGCGGATTGCCCTTCTCGTCGGCAAGGTTGAGGAACTCGACCACCGCACGCTCGAGGATCGCGGCCACCCCTCGAATCCCCTCCCCGTCGCCCTGGTCCAGCGCCTCGACCTCAGCCAACGGCAGCACGCGGAACCGGGTGCGGAGCGTCTGCGTCTCCCAGCCGTCACCGTCGGGCGTGAGCACTTGGACGTCTTCGATGAACTGCGGGTCTTCAATGATCTTGAACATGCTCGGCTCCTCAGGTCAGGGTCAGGGTCCACTGGTCGTTTCCGGCGGGGCCGGGCAGCGGTACGAACGAGAGCGGCCACTCCACGATGCCGTCCTGGTTCGACAGCCCCTGCGGGCGCAGGATCTGCGCGCGGGGAACAGACAGCGTCGCGATCCGCCCGGCCCCGACACCATGAACCAGCGACAGCGCCGCATTGGCCTGCGACGCGGCCAGCGTGTAGGGGTTCAGGGTCGCCAGCGGCACGGCCTGCACCACGGCGGCGATCCGTTCTGACCGCTGCGGGATCAGGATCGATTCCGAGTTGACGAGGAAACGCGGCACGATCTGGTTGCCCAGATCGAATTCGAGGCTGCGCAGCACCAGGTCGACCCCATTGAAGGTCGCGGTCGGCGTGTTTGCGTCCGACACGATCTGCGGCGCAGCCCAGGCGGCCAGGGTGGGCGAGGGGTTGGCCCCGGCAGAAGGCTGGGCGAACAGCCCCGTGATCTCGAACATGATCTTCGGCACGGCACTCGCGGCGAACATCATCTTGGCGGTGCCGCGCGCGCCGATCAGGGCATAGCGGGTCCCGTCGACGAAGAAATGCAGCGTGGCGCTTTCGTGGTTGCTCGAGATCGGGTTGTAGGCGACCGAAACGCTTGCCGTGACCACCTGGGCGACCGCGCAGGCCCGCAGGATTGCGCCCCAGGCGGGCGCCGTACCTGCCATGCCCGAGGGCGCGAGTTCGACCTCAAAGCTCATCTTGGCATGAAGTCCGGCGGGGATCGTCGCGTCCGCGCCAAGCGTGGCCCGCTCCAGCCCGCGCGGGACGTCCTCGCCCTCCATCGGCATGAGCGAGACGTTCATTGCCTGGATGGCGTTCAGGGCGCCCGTCGGGGCGGCGTCCATGCCGTAGGTCGTCTCGGTCTTGCACAGCAGGACCTTCCGGTTCCAGAACATCGACATCTCAAGCCTCCTTCACGGCGGTTTCAACGGGGCTTTGAACGGGCGTCTCGTCCTCTCGGACAAGGCTGCCATCGGGCAGCCTCAGCCATGCTCCGCCTTCAGCCGGAAGCGGTGCAGGCGGCGCGGGCTCGGGCCTCGAGGCCTCAGGTCTGGCACGGGTCATCGTCAGGTCCTCAACTGGTCGCGCGCGGCGAATTGCATCTCGTAGACGAAGGTGCCGCCTGCCCCGCTCGGAGCGGACACGCGGCGAAAGGCCATGGGGTCACCCATCGTGCCCGGCGGCACCCACCCGGCCAGCGCGATGGCGATGCCCGCGATCAGAACCTCGGCCCGGTCGACCACGGCATTGGCGGCCGGGTCGCCCGCCCGGAACATCAGGACGATCGTGACGACGCGGGTCACGAACTGCAGATGCGCGCCTGTTGCCCGCTCCTGCGTGCCGCCCTCGATGCCGCCAGGCAGCACGAAGACCGACATGCCCGACTGCGGGGCCGCATTGTTGCGCATCAGCGCCGACAGATCGGCCGCCCGACGAACGCGGCCGGTCAGGTCGGGCAGTTCGGCCTCGAGCCGCGCGATGACCGCCTCGGTCAGGGGGGCGGGGGCCGACATCAGATGAAGCCCTTCATGCTGGCTTCCGTCATCGGCCGCTCGCGATCGGTGAACTGCGCGCCGGTCTCGCCGGTCCCGGGCGTCTCGATGCCCGCCAGTGACAGGCGCACCCGACCGTCGGCGATGTCGCGCAGCATGCGCATCGCGTCGGCGTGGTCCTCCTTCAGCTTCGGGTCCGTGGCGTAAGGATGCAGCCGGAAGATCGCGATGGCCTGGGCGATGTCCGCCAGGAGCGGCGGCACATCAGCCAGCGGCAGGGCGTAGCGGGAGGCGAGAAACCCGTCGATGACCGCGTCGGCCGAGGCCAAGGCGCGGGCGATGGCCGCGTCGTCCGGCGCGCCGGTCGGCACCGCGCCCCGATCGGTCGCGGCGACGAGCATGGACTCGCCGTAGCGTTCGGTCAGTTGGTCTGCGGTGGCATAGGTCATCGGGCGGTCTTTCGGGGTCAGTAGGGCGCGTCGACGGTCACGACGGTCAGGGAGGGATCGCCCGTCAATGCTGCGATCTCGGCCTCGGACAGGTCCGACAGGGCGATGGTCACGGGCTGCGGCCCGAACTGCCGCCCGGTGCGACGGCGCCCGGCGCGCGGGCCTGTCACGATCAGCGACGGCACCATCTGCAGCGCAGACGCCTCGGCGGAGGAAGGCGCACCTTCCCCCGCCGCTGCCGCCTGTCCCTCGGTCCCCGTCTCCGGGTCGGGCGTCGGGCCGCTTGCCGCATCGCTGGCGGTTGCGGCCTCTTTGGAAACCACCGCCGTGGCCGCGTCGTCGGCTGCGGGCTGTGCATTGGGTTTTCGTGCCATGACGATGCTCCTGTCGGATCAAGGAAGGGGGCGGCCCGACGCCTGTGCTGGCCGCCCCCTCTGCTGAAACCGACCGCCGGGAAACCGGCAGGTCAGGCGAGCCAGGGCGCGACCATCACGGTCGCGGTGCCCTTCCACTCGTTCGACTCGCCATTCGCGCCCAGCTCGTTGTTGACGATCTTCAGCGCCGCCGATTCCAGCGCCGGCGGGACCACCAGAAGGCTCGGCCGCAGGCCCAGCGGGCGGCCGTAGTCGCCCTTCATGCTCATCAGGGCGGAACGGGCGATGGCGTAGTTCGCCGCGTTCAGGGTCTGCTTCGAACCCCAGGCCATCTGCCAGAACCCGAAGCCCGCGTTCATCCGGGCGTCGACGCCGTAGATGAACTCCTTGTTCATGAAGACATTCGGCGCGCTGAGATCGGTCAGGGCGGTAAACTCGAAGTCCTTGCGCTGCTGGATGATGATCGGCTTCAGCGCCCGGCTGACGTCCAGGAGGAACCAGGGCGTGCCCGACCCGCCGTCGGTATTGGCCACGCTGACCGTGTTGCCGGTCGCGTCCAGGACAGGGTGGTCGGTGTCGAAGAAGAACTGGCCGTCATAGCAGTTGGTCGAGAAGCCCTGCTTCAGAAGGCCGAAGGCCAGCTCGTCCTTGTAGGCCCCCGACGACATGCCCATCTCGGTGAAGAGCGGCGTGTAGATCCCGAGGTTGTCGGTCTCGATGTCGTCGCGGTCCACGCCGATGGTCAGTTCGAGCGGCTTTTCCTTGATGGCATAGTCGTGCTGCATCAGGTTCTGGATGGCGCGGGGGCCGACCCATTCGCGCACGCGCGGCAGCTTGCCGAGCCAGCCGTATTTCTGTTCCTTCTGGGTCGCGGTGATCACCGTGGCAATCATCGCATACTGGCTTGTGGCCTGCGACAGGCCGTTCTGGAAGGCCGTGCCATAACCGACCCGCAGGGAGTCGAGGTTTGCTGCATTCACAAGCATGGTCGCGGTTCCTTACGAAATCATGGCGCGGGTGAGGGACTCGTCGAAGCGGACCCACACGCCTTGTGGATCGATGCTGTCGATGACCCCGGCAGGGCTGCGCGTGTTGGTGCCGCTCGTCCGGGCGACCGTTTGGTCATCCACGATCCAGGCAACCGCGCCGATATCCGCTTTGGTGATCGCATCCGCGGCGGCGGAATTGGCGAAGCGGAAGGTGCCGGGACGATAGGTGACCTGCGTCGCGCCGGCTGCGGTCGAAGCGACCCGCTCTTGGGCCACGCCAACACCGACCGCGCCGGTGGCGGTCGCGCCTTCGATCAGGTCACCCGAGGCATTGCGCATCAGGATGGCACCGGCAAAGACGCTCTGGCTTGCGCCAAGGGTCCCTCTGCGGAGATCGCCCTCAAGCCGGGGCGTATTGCGGTCAGCGGTCAAGGGCGCCATCAGCGGGCCTCCTTCTTGCGGGCTTCAAGGAATTTCTCGGGCGCGATGCCAAGAACGCGTGCCGCCTCAAGGTCAGAGGCATTCAGCGCG